AGTGTTAGCCGATGCGTTGTCCATCGTGACAATAGCGTTAAGACCATCTGCCTTGACTGCTGTGTAAGTCGTGCCAGTCTGAGCATTGACTACCATGCCAGCAAAAGAAGCATCGATGGCATCACCCAGCGTACGAATGTCCTGTGCGCCATTTTTTACGAGACCGCTGTTGTCCGGTGTGTTCCAGTTATAATTCGATGTGCTTGCCATTAGGTTAGTGCTCCAGTCGCGTTTGTCCATATAAGTGTACCATTCACGCCCGTCCAAGCTAGTGAGGCAGGGGTGACTGTTTCCCATTGGGTAGTTGATAATGAGAAGTCTGTTGCTGAGATGTAGAGGGTAATGTCCACATATGTAGGTGTAGCGTTAAGTGCCACATTCTCTACAAAGCCATCGAATTGCCCACCAAGTAAATTGCTAGGCAAGTTATTGATCTGCACAGGCTGACCAAAAAAGACATTGATCAGGCTGTCAAGCATCGCACTCGGCATGTCTGGATTATCTAGACGGAAGCGAATAGCACCTAATGAGCCGCGTGGGTTCTTTCGCAGGTTTAACTCTCTAGAGGCGATGTCGGTGATGTCTGCAAGGTTCTTGATGTTAGAGTCGAAGGAACGCTCAAAGAGCCCGTAAGAGGCTATGGAGTCGCTGTCAGAGGTACTGTAGGTTGATCCGTATCCTGTGGCGTATCGATAGATAAGGCTGTTACGGATGCGAGCAATCTGAGTTGTTGAGGTGATAGAGCTTGGTGTTGCATAAGACCCGTCAAGGTTAGTAAAGCCATTTGTTGCGAGATAGTTAGACCTGTGATCCGCATCGGCATATGAGACATCTCCATCCTTTTCCTCGTAAATCGTTCCGAGTGCGCTGTTCGCGATCTGATCGACAAGGGTCTGAGACTTAGCAGAAGCACTAGCTGCAAGGGCAATCATTGTGTAGAAGCCTGAGTCCACTTCACCGATGTATGACTCTGCATTCTCCCAAGTGACATCTGCTGGATAGGTTGCCCATGTAACAGTTGGAGTGATTTCTGCCCAAGTCAGGTTAAGAGCTTGTCCGAGAATGGCTGAGATCTGTGCACCGTCTAAGCCTTCTGCAAGTGCTGTGTTATATACAGCCTTGGTCAGTTTAGCCAGAGAGCCAACGCCTAAGATAGTGCCAGTCGTGACATAACCTGATTCCTCTGGGCTACGAACACCGATGTTAAAGTCTGATACCTCGCCACCGAATACTGTGACATAAGCCCCTGTGCTGTTCTTAAGTTCTAGGGTAACTGGCTCTGTGACATTGATGGTAAATGGAGAATTGTCTGTGTTGACGATCTGTACTTGACAGTAACCTGCTGTGGCTTGACGATCAATATCTAAGCGACCAGAGGCAAAGGACACAGAGGTGACAGTCGTATAAACATCATCACCTACTGTCACTCGCCATTCTGGAAACCATGTCATAGTGCTGTTAGTGTTCCTCTGTCGCGTGCTTCACGCAATACATTATCAATAGCCTCTGCAATAGCGTTAGGATCTCCCACGCCTGTGTTCACGACAATAGTCGCACCTGCGCCATATGCTGCTGCGCCCTGTGCTGCATAGCGCGAACCTGATAATGCATTGGATAAAGGCAATCCCTGAGCCATTCCGCTTGTCAAAGATTGACCAGCAATACCACCTAAATTGATTTGGCTCAGGAACATAGCATATTCCTGCTCAGCTCGTGCTTGGTATCTTGCGCCCGATATAGCAGAAGGCAAAGTTGCCCCGGCGTTAATTGCTTTAGAAAAACTTTCAGCAACGGTATCGGTGCTGCCCAACTCTATGCCGTCCTTAAACAGTTTTAATATATTAGGGTTGTTAAGCGTAAAGTCTTTTGTATTTTTAGGGATTGTATAGACAGATGGCTCATTAGCGGCTGCCGCTGCTGCTGCCGCTGCTGCCGTTGGTGTTGGTGTAGTGCCAGTCTTTTTGCCTTGCAAATTGTTTAACTCAATCATCTTGGCAATAGCAGCATCTAGATTACCTAGATTGATTAAATCCTTAGGCTTAAGGCTTTCAAGGATTGTCTTGATATCTTGCATCTTGATATCTTGATTGATCAAGCTTCCAAGGATCTTATTGTCTGCATTAAGTTTATTGGTTGCAGCAATGATTGCCTTTTCATCCTTAGCAGCAATGGCATCTTCTAGCTCATTGATTGAACGCTTAACATTAAGGCGAGCAATATCATTAACAATGGCTAACTGTTGTGTCGCGCTAGTTGCCTTGCCTAATTGCTCTGCCTGATTAGTAAGAGCTGCTGCAACTTGGATCTTGTCCAAGTCAAAAATCTCACTGCCTTTATTAAGCGCAATGTTAGCCTTATCGATTGCTGCTGCAATGCGCTTATCTTTCAGAGACTTCGCCTCTAACGCTTGTTGCTTTCTCTTGATGGCTAATAGTTCAGCAGCGCGCTTCTTAGCATCTGACTCTGCCTTAGCTAGTGCATCTGCATTCTTCTGAGCATCGGCATAGAAAGGCTTGCCATTGAATGCGGCTCTCGGAGCATTGGCTCCGGATTGTGGCTTTTTGTTAAAGAAGCCAGAAGGATCGCCCTCGATAATAAGATCAACAAAAGGATCTGTTGCAATAATGAATTTTGTTACAATGTCAGTTAAGCCCCTAATCGGAGCATTAATTGCTGCTGCAAGCCCTACTACGCTTTTAGTAAATTCTGCTGTGTTGTAGGCTGCTGTAAGCATGTCATCTGCTAAAGCACTTACATCTGTATTGCCGCTTAGAATTAATAGAGAATCAACTAAGCCACCGCCAATGATCTCAGAGGCTTGCTCGGATGCGATAGCAAGTTTGTTGATCTGCCCTGTGTAAGAGTTAGCAGCAGCTTCGCCTTGACCACCAAAAAGTGCAGTGATTCTTTTCTGGATTGTCTCGAAATCAGCACTGTTAAGTTCTGCTGTTGTAAGACCTAGATTGAGACTCTTAAGACCTTTAGTGTTGCCAAGGTATGCCTGTGATAATTTTTCAGCCACGCTAGAGGCATCGGCTCCAGTAGCTGCCGAGACATCAAGGGCAAGGTTTAGAAGTTCTTGGCTCTTAGTAAGTGAGCCCGTGGTCTGCAATAAAGTTAATAATGCTGGCTGAAGTTGATCTCGATTTACACCTGTTGCAAGCTCTATCTTGTCAATGTAACGATCAATCTCTGGAGCAGCAAAAGCCAGACCCAGATTAGTTACTGCAACCCTTAAGCGGGTCGCTTCTAACTCAGAATCTGCAAAAGCCTTGACGGACTTCTTGCCAAAAGCAACTACCTGTGCAGCACCAAAAGCCAGACCCAGAGATCCAGCTAACTTTTTTGCAGAGCCAGATAACTTACCTAATGCGGTTTCGGCTTGCTTAAAACCTTTGGCATCTAACTTGGAGCCTATATTAATATCTGGCACTAGGCTGCCTTCCTAAAAGTAGTTGATTTAGATCGTTCCATGAATAAACGCTCTGCCTTGTCAATGGCTTTTATAGCTGCGCCATAAGCCTTGCCTTGATCCTGTGCCCATGCTTTGTAAATTAAACGACCTCGACCTTTAAGGCTTGGAGTTAATTCTGGAAGGTTCTCAATGAACTGCGCACCTGCGCGAGGATTAACTGAACGACTAACCTTTTTAGATGCGCCACCGGCTTTCGGGCCGACCCATGGCTGACCTGCTGGATTAGCACGACCAGCAGTTTCATAAATAGCACCCGCGAAAGATCTGTTAAATATCTTTGCATTAGAAGTAAAACCAGACCGAGTAGCCTTGCCCGGCTTCGTGCTAAAACCTATACCCGATTTGATTTGTTTCGAGTTGTATGTTGGAAAGCTTCCCTCGTTAAATGAACGCGGAGCCCATCCAGACATCGGAGAATCATTAGGCACGAAGCCTCTAGCCTTTTTAACAATAGGACTAAGTGCTAAGCGCAGCTCGATGTCTAATTGCTTGCTGAGGTCTGGAGCGAACTGTCGGATGGCTTTGCGAGTTTCTTTAACGCCTTCGATTTTTACTTGCATCGCTCACCTCTTTCGCTTCATCCTTGAGCCCTTGCACTAATGCATCGAGCATGTTTTTATCTAGATCTAATAACTGCTGTGGCGCAATCCCCAACCTAATGCTTAGCCTAGCAATTAGGTAGGTGAAAGGTAGATCGCGCTTTAAGCTAAAGGGTCAGAGTCCTCAACCGATACACTCTTAAGTGTTTCGATGAACTCAATCCCATAAGGCTTAACAGATTCACCTGCTCTGCGTGTTATTTCCCATGCTAACCAATAGACATCGCTTTGCTTTTCTTCATCGCGAAACGCCTTATGGAAGCCCTTTTTAGCGTACTGCTCAAATGAGTACTCCACTGCTGGAGTGATCTCGCCTTCTAGTACGCTTCCATCTATACGAACGATCTTTAGTTTTGCCATGGTTTTGCCCCTTTGTTAGTTTTTTAGAATGTGCCTGTTGTGGCTACTGCAACTGTTGAGTTAGCAGTAAATGTGATTGACTGTGTAGCCATATCGCCTACAGCACCATTGATGTCTGTAGTGTTATTGACTAGCAATGAAACAGTGTAAAGAGGGTTAGTAGCAGATACTGCTGTTCCCTTTTCCTGTAGGAATACACATGTGACTGTGGTTCCCCATGCTGCCTGTAGTGTTGCCAATACATTCGCAGATGCTGTGTCATTTAGGAAGTCGATTGTGACAGTTGATGCTTCCAAGCCCTTAACGAACTTGTGAGCTGTGTCACCCATTGCAGTAACTTCTAGCTCATCGAATGTGCGGTTAAGAGTAATTGATGTGACATGGT